TTACGTTGGCGTTCATAAGGCCAGAGGCGGCATCAACGAGGAGCGGCGGCACTTCTATGAGGAGGCCAAGGCGACGCCCTGGGAGGAAGTGGCGAAGGTCCGGATGGGCCGCTACGGCAAAAATCTCACTCTACCACAGTAAGGGATATTCGCGGGCAACCGCAGGCAATATCGGCGGCAGAGAAGTCGCCTTACAAAAATCGCACTACGGGAGAGAGAACTTCCTTACCAAACGCAAAAAATACGTCAGAGAAGACGGAAAAACGCAAAGGAGAAAAACACCATGGCAGAACTTGACACCACTGTGACCACCGAAACCGAAGCAACCGGAACGGAAACGACGGCAACGGAAGCGGAAACCGAAGTCGATAACAAGGCGGCAGAGAGTGCGGAGATTGCGCGGCTGAAAGCGGAGATGGCAAAGCAGAAGGCCGCACTGGACAAGGCGACGAAAGAAGCCAGCGAGTCCAAGAAAGCGCTCCGGGCGAAACAGACCGCTGAGGAAGCGGCTGCGGAAGAAGCGAAAGCCCAGCAGGACGCCATGCGCCAGGAGCTTGAAACCCTCCGGAAAGAACGCACGGTGGCTGCGACAACGGCAAAAGTGATTCCGCTGGTCGGAAACAACGAAGCCGCAGGGAAGATCGCGTCTTACCTCTACGGTGCGGAAGACGCGGAAGCGGCGCTTGACGAGCTTCAGAGGGCATGGACCGCAAAGGAAAAGGCGCTGAAGCTGGAATATAGCAAGATTCCTGCACCGGCAGCGGGAGGTTCAACCGGACCGACCGTGACGAGGGAGCAGCTTGACGCGATGAAGTACACGGAGCGTGCCAAGTTTGCCTCAGAACACCCCGACGAGTACGCAAAACTCATGGGGAGGACATAACGAAATAAGAAAGGATGAATAATCATGGCACAGGTAAGTACAACTGACGGAACCTATCTTTCCAATCTGTTCAACCCCCAGGTTGTGGCGGACCTCATTGACACGAAGCTCATTGACAACATTGTCTTTGCGCCTCTGGCAATGGTCGACAGCACCCTTGAAGGACGTGCGGGCAACACCGTGACGCTGCCTTATTACAGCTACATCGGTCGTGCCAGCCAGGTCTCTGAGGGCTATGACATCGACATCAAGCAGCTCACCCAGCACACCACTGCGGTGACCATCGTGAAGTACGGTATCGCCACTCAGCTCACCGACGAGGCCGTGCTGTCGGGCTACGGCGATCCGATCGGCGAGGCTGCCAAGCAGATCACCCTGTCCATCGCGGACGCGATTGACAACGCCCTGCTGGCCGCTCTGGCCGCCAACACCGCCACCGCGCAGAACTATGCGACTTCCGATTCCACCACGGCTCTGGCCGCTGCGGATATCCCCGAAGCGCTGGCCCTGTTCGGTGAGCAGATCGACGACACCAAGGCCCTGCTCGTTCCTCCCGCCTTCTATGCGAAGCTGGTCGGGTCCAACTGGATTCCCGCTTCCGAGATCGCGGCGAACGTGAAGATTCGCGGCGCTGTGGGCATGGCCTACGGATGCCAGGTCATCGTGTCGAACCGCCTGACCGCAAGCGGCAACCTGTACATCGTGAAACCGGGCGCTCTCGCCCTGTTCATGAAGCGCGACACCTTTGTGGAGACCGACCGCGACGTTCTGAACCAGAGCACCGTGATCGTCGGCTCAAAGATGTGCGCCCCGTACCTGCTTGATCCCACCAAGATGATCAAGATGTCGGTCGGCGAATAATCGGAGGACGACACAATGGGTATGATGCTTCACAGACACTTTGAAGCGGAAAGGGCGGATGAGCGTGAAGCATCTGCCCCTTCCGAAACCGCTGAGAAGACCGAGGTCGTGACGGAGGAAACTCCGAAACGCCGGACCCGGAAATCGAAACCGGCTGAATAAAGCCGAGAAGGGAGCGATAGGATATGACGATTCTTGAGAGATTGAAAATGAGGACTGGCGAGACCAACGAGACTCTGCTGAACGACCTGATTGAGACCGCAAAGAATGCGATTCTGTCCTATCGCTTTCCTTACGGCGATTGGCCGAAGGACGATCAGGGGAACACCTATGTGGAAGACCGGTATATCGACCTTCAGTTCCGGATGGCGATGGATCTTTACAACAAGATCGGCGCTGAAGGACAGACGAGATCCGTCGAAAACGGGATTACCCGCGAGTATGACGCATCCTGGATTTCCAAACAGCTCTACCAAGAGATCACACCGTACTGCGGGGTGTTGCTATGAGAGGGCTGAAAAGGAACCAGCAGTCTTTCTGGTACGCGCTGTATTCCGGAGAGACAGAGCAGACGGACGGTGAGGGGAACTATACCGGTGAGATCGGACCGGTCTATGCAGTGCCGGTGCAGATGGACGCGAACATCTCCGCGTCACGCGGAAACGCCGAGACGGATCTGTTCGGTGTGGACGTTCAGTACAGCAAGGTCATTTCAACCTGCGACATGAACTGTCCGATTACCGAGGAAAGCGCGATCTGGATTGGCCGGAATCCGGAAGACGCAGATAAGAATCCAGTCCCGCACAACTATGTTGTGGCAAGAATAGCCAGAAGCTTGAACAGTATTCTGATTGCCGTGCAGGAAGTAAAGATCACGGGTGCCGGGGTAACGCCTGAGCCAGAGCCTGGTCCTGAACCAGATCCGGACCCCGATCCTGATCCAGATCCTGATCCAGATCCGGGACCGGACGACGGAGAGGGATAAGCCATGGGTACGCATCGAATTGAGATCGACCCGTTTGATCGGAGAAGCATTGACCGGGCGCTGAAGATGGTTGAGAAAATTCAGAAAGACTTCAGTGTGAAACTTGCTGAGTTTTTGAAAGAAATCGCAGAACTCGGAGCGGATGCGGCAAGGGAAGAATACGGTGGTCATGTCCGGGTGGAGGCCCGTCAGGTCGGTCAGGACGAATGGGTGATTGAGGCAAATCATGAAGCCATCGTTTTCTTTGAATTCGGCGCTGGCGCAGCAACAGACAGCGATGCACGGTATGCGAAGGAAATGCCGTTTCGTGTAGAACGGGGTTCTTACTCCGATGAAAACGAGGGCATGTATCAGGCAACTGACTATCAGTTTTGGGTGTTCGGCGGTCGTGAGTACACGGAAATCAAGCAACGGCCAGGTATGCAGAAAGCCTACGACGCCATCATGAGTCAGTGGCAGGAAGTTGCAAGGAGGGTGTTCGGATGAAATACAGCAAAAATGCAGTGTATACCAGCGTCCGAAACGCGGTCAAGACGGTCTATGCAGAAGCGTATGTTACCGGAACGATTGCGGCAGTACCCGCCAAGTCTCCGGCTGTCATGATGCAGGAAATCGGATACTTCCACAACTCCGAGGCGGTTACGCTCGGTGGTTCTCAGGGCGTGTGGACCAGCACCTTTGAGGCGCAGGTCTTCAGTAACAAAGCCAAAACAGGCATGACGGAGTGCACCACCATCATGGATACGGTGGTAAGCGCGTTTGTCAGCCTTGGCTATGTCCTGACGGCAATGAATATTGTCGAGGATGGAAAAGATGGAAAAAACCGGCTGACTGCCCGTTTTCGCCGCATATGCGGTGATGGCGAGGCAATGCCGACATCGTAAGGAGGGCATCAAATGATTTGTCCTTATTGTCGCAAAGACACCATGGGCGAAGCGATTTGCCCGCATTGCAAGGCGGCTCTTCCTGTCGAAGTGAAAGCAGAGGCACAGAAGGCCGAAGGAGAAGCTAAGAATACCAAAAAGAAAGGATGATTGACATATGGCAGGAGAAATCTCTACTGCTGGAATCGGCATCAAGTATGCTGTCGAAGCCACAGCCCATGTGCGGCCTACCACTGGCTATTCTGCCAAGGCAAGCGGCGCGACGCTGAACATCGCGGACTTTGTGACCGGAATTTCCGGTCTCGGCGCAGAGTGGGAACAGTATGATGTGACCCCGCTGTCGGCGAAGAAACGCCACAGCTTTGTCAGGGGCCTCATGAGCAACGACGGCAACATCACGTTCAACGTGAACGTCAACCCGACTTCCCGTGAAGACTGGGGCAAGATCGTTTCGGAGTTTGCCACCGCTTCGGCCAGTAGCCTCGGAATGTGGTTTGAGGTCACCTTTGACGGCGACGCGCAGAGCTGCTTCTTCAGGGGCGAACCCTGTGAGATGAACTTCCCCGATGTGGAATCTGCGCAGGCTGTTCAGGGTACGGTCCAGATCATCGAGAATGACTGGACCGGCTGGGCGAGCAAGTCCACCTGATCGGGGCAACCGAATCGAATCAACAGGGGCGGCGGTGGTAAAAGCCGTCGTCCCTTCTATATTGAAAAGGCAAAACAGTCTGAAGGAGGCTAAGACAAACCATGGCACAGAAAAACGAAAAGACTCGGATTGAGTTCGATTACGAGAATAAACACTACAAGCTGGAGTTCACGGCGGCGTCCATCAAGCGCATGGAAGAAGAAGGCTTTTCGCTGACCAAGATGGGCGACAAGATCATCACGAATACGGAACTTCTCTTCTACGGCGCGTTCTTTGCGAACCACCCGACCATCAGTAAGAAGAAGGTCAAGGAGATTTACAAGGAGCTGGCAAAGACAGCAGAGGACGAAGAGCCTGTGCTGGACGATGACGGCAACGTGGTGGACGGTCTCACGTCGATTCTCGGCGAGATGCTGAATGAGGCGCTGGAAGAGATGATGAACCGTGGGGGAAACGTGAGCTGGAAGGTGACCCGGTAACAGAGGGGGAACCTTCCGTAAACGATTCTCACACTCCTGTCGGTGACATGCTTGACCGTCTGTGTCCGTATTTCATGGCAATGGGCATGAGCTATCACGAATTCTGGCACGGAGACTATACA